GTCAAGACCATCACCGAAGGACTCGCTAGCAAGCCAGTTGCATCGACCAAGCCGACAAAAGCCGCAGTTCTTACAGAAGGAGCCGAAATGGCAAACCGCTTTAAGAAGCTAGCCGGTATTCGCAGTTAATCCAAACAATCAACAATCAACCTTAAAAAAGGAAAATTATGTCAGATATCAAATCACTACTAACTGAGACAACCAATCCAATGGTTAAGCTCATGAGCGAAACCCGTGGACTAGTGTCCAAGTGGGAAAAGACTGGCCTACTAGAAGGCATCAAGAGCGACATGGAAAAGTCACACATGTCCATCCTTCTGGAAAACCAAGCAAAGCAACTAATTGACGAAGCAACCCGCACTGGTACTTCGGCTAACTCGGAACAATGGGCAGGCGTTGCTCTTCCATTGGTTCGCCGTGTTTTCGCTGAAATCGCCGCTAAGGAATTCGTATCAGTTCAACCAATGAACCTACCAAGCGGTCTGGTATTTTACCTAGACTTCAAGTACGGTACAGATCAAGCTGGAAAGCCAGCCTTCAACGGTCAATCGTTGTTCGGTGGCACAGGTGTCAAGTTGGGTTCTACCGATAGCGCAGTCAATGGTCTATATGGCCAAGGCCGCTTTGGTTACACCATCAATGACACTGCCGTCAGCCTGACTGGCTCATTGGCCACAGGTTCTTGGCTGGATGCAAAGTTCGTTCCAGAACTTTCCGCTTCTGCCGCCAAGGGTCAAATCATCACCGTCACAGTTGACCTAGCCAACACAGGCTTTGACGCAACTGGCGTTCGCGCATTCACAATCAGCGGTTCCGGTATCGTTGATTTCTACCCAGGATTCACAACCACATCTGGTTCTACCGTAACATTCGTTACATCAGCATCAATCGTTGCTGGTGCAAACAGCTTCGGTGTTTCCTACCACAAGCAACCAGAGCCAACATCACGTGGCGACTTCGAAGATCTCGGAGCAGGATTGCCAAATGCAACCGGTATCGCCAACGACATCGGTATTCCAGAAGTCAATCTGGAACTCAAGCAAGAAGCCATCGTTGCTAAGACCCGCAAGTTGAAGGCCGTCTGGACACCAGAATTGGCACAAGACTTGAACGCTTACCACTCGATTGACGCAGAAGCCGAGCTAACCGCTCTGCTGTCTGAGTACGTTTCGATGGAAATCGATCTCGAAATCTTGGACATGTTGGTCACTGCTGCTCCTGCTGCAACAACAGAATACTGGTCTGCTCGCGTTGGTTCTGAATTCAATGCGACAACCGGCCTGTTCCAAGACACAGCTGCTAACCGCACTGCATATGTCAAGAGCACATGGTTCCAAACTCTGGGCAACAAGATCCAGAAGGTCAGCAACAAGATCCACCAGTTGACACTGCGTGGCGGTGCAAACTTCCTCGTTTGCTCACCAGACGTTGCTACCATCATCGAGTCCATCCCAGGCTTCACCACCAACACGGACGGCGACCAAGCCAAGTTCGCGATGGGTGTTGCCAAGGTTGGCGCTCTAAGCAACCGTTGGACCGTCTACAAGAACCCATACATGACCGACAACGTCATGTTGGTTGGTTTCCGTGGAAGCAACTTCCTAGAAACCGGCGCTGTATACGCTCCATACATCCCACTGATCCAAACACCATTGGTGTACGATCCAGTGAACTTCACACCACGCCGTGGCGTGATGACACGTTATGCCAAGAAGATCCTCAGACCGGAATTCTATGGCAAGATCGTGATCGGAAACCTAAACGAAGTTTAATACTTCTCCCTATAGAGGGAAAATTACAAAGAACCGACCGAAAGGTCGGTTCTTTTTTTTCCATTTAATAAATTGACGTTTTCGAGTTCTACGGTAATATTTATCTATAAAGGTAAATATATGAATAAATCTGGTGTGTACAAAATAACAAACGAAGTGACTGGCAAGTTTTACATAGGGTCGTCAAAGAACATTGAACAACGATTTTATGAGCACAAGTATGCCTTGAAAAACAAAAGACATGACAATGTAATATTGCAGCGGGCGTGGGATAAATACGGAGAAGATAAATTTTCTTTTTCAGTTGTAGAAGAATGCTCGGAAGAAAATTGTGTGATACGAGAACAGTATTATTTGGACAGTTTACAACCGTATAAATCGATAGGTTATAATATTGGAAAGAAAGCATATGGCGGAGACAATTTTACAAACAATCCAAATAAAGAAGATATACGCGAAAAAAATAGGATGCTATCGTTGGGTGAAAACAACGGAATGTTCGGAAAGCATCACAGCGACACTGCTATCAGTAAACAAAAACAACGTGCTGTTGGAAGATATACCCTTGAGTGGTTTATTGAAAAGTACGGCGAAGATGACGGTAAAGTCAAATATCAAGAACGTCGTGAAATGTTGTCAAACCGAGATATCAATTATGTTTATGACAATGGGTTGAAAGGAAAGAAGATAATGGTTGAAGATGGCAGAGGAAAGAGAGTAAGCGAAGGAAGAAAAGCATTGAAGGAGAATAAGGATGCGTTTGAAAAGGATGTCAAGGATGGTATACTGACCAATAGTCAGGTTTCTGAAAAGTATGGAGTTTCGACTACAACGGTAAAATACCATAGAAAAAAGATGAAAGATCTATAATATTCAACGATACTTATTACAGTATGAAAAATCTATATAAATTCCTCATCGGTTTAGTTGCTATTACAACATTGGTATTTGCCAATCCTATTGATGACAAGGCATCTCAATTTGTTGTAAATGGAGCACCTGTCAGTAAAATCGTCAAGGACGAGCAATATCTGATAAAGAAAGTATATGCCATACATTATCGTTATGATACGAAGACAGCTGAGTATGTCGTAGAACATCCTAGTAAAGAGGACATTCTTGGTGGCTCAAAAAGACAAGATGACTTTAGACCAGATCCTGAAGTACCTAACAAGCATCAATCTCAATTAAGTGATTATGCTGGTAATCCATATGATCGTGGGCATCTTGTGCCAGCGGGAGATTGCACAAAGAATGCGGAAACTATGAGCGAAAGTTTCTTCTTAACCAATATGGTTCCTCAAGTTCCAAACCATAATCGTGGTATTTGGAAACAACTAGAAACTTGTGTAAGAAACTGGATAGTTGATGGTGGTAAAGATCTTTATGTTATCTCTGGTACAATTTATAACAAAGATTATAAAACTATTGGAGGAAATAAAGTTGGAGTTCCAGATTATCTATGGAAGATTATTATAGATAAGAAAACTAACAAATCTATTTCATTCTTGTTTCCTAACGCACCACTTCCTGTTGAAGACCTACCAAAATATATTGTATCAATATCAGAAATTGAGGTCAAGACTCGAATTGATTTCAATCCAAAAATGTCAGCAAGTCAGCAAAAAGAATTTGAAGCATCAAAGGCTGATCAAAAGGATTGGAGCGGATTGATCAAGAAATGATTATTTGGTGCGGGGTTTTGATGCTTGTCCAGAAGCAATAAGAGCCGCGTTCATTTTCATTCTTTCAACAGCAGACTTGTCTTTGGTTGTGATATAAGCCTTGGCTGCTTCCAAGAAGTTTGGATCCGGTTTGTTCAATTCTCTAAATGCATTAGGAGATTTTTCTCCTCTATACAAAGAGTTGATTAATCCTAGTTTCACCGCATCAGGAAACTTTTCAAAGTTCTTGATAAGTCTTCCCGCCAAATCCATCTTTGATTTTATATCATTCTTTAAATTTATTTCAGCCTGTTTGTCTGTGATTGGCCCGCTTGGTTTATTTGGACTCCAATGTCCATATCCTATGCTCCATCCACCCTTATCTGGATATGGATGCCAAGTGTCGGTAGCTTTGTCATAGTTTTTGTATTTTTGACCTTTTACCGTCACTATTTTCATGTTTTTATTATTTTCTTCAGGACGAATAAGTTCAGCGGCTTTATCTACAAGATCACCCGCTCCTCTTGCGATATTAAGTGCCATTGCAAGTTTGCTAGACTTGACCCCAGATGTGTCTCCAAGGCCCGTAAAATCAATATTCTGCTGCGTATAAGCCTTTCCTGCGCCATCTGATGCCGCCTTGGCATATGCCGGACTATTTGGCGGTGTTACGAATTTTACTATCGGTGGGGGTGTATCTGCCACGGGAGCCTCCTGTAGTTGGATTTCACGTAACAGATCTTTCAGTTTTATTATACGCATATATATTATAAATATAGATCAAACGATCATTATCGACGTATAATAAATATGTCGATGCAAAGAGACAACACATTCATATTTATATAATATGGCAGACACATCAATCAACTATACTGTGGATCAAGATAGAGTAAGGTGGCCGGGCAGCGGTTCCGCGATTGCTCCGGGTAGCGGTTCTACTCCGTTTGGATTTTATGACTCGGATGCACAATTTGCCGTAGACGCTCCAAATGCAGCAAGGTGGGCGGCAACAAGACTTGGCTATCCAATTACAGACATTGAAATGATTGACTTGAATTTCTATGCATGCTTTGAAGAAGCTTGCTTTGAGTATAGCGCACAAGTAAATCAGTTTAACATTCGTAACAACATCGGCGTGTTGCAAGGAAGTTCCGCCAATGTTAATTTGACACAAACAAATGTTGCTGCAAGCGGACTTCCACAGATTATTCGGCTAGCACAAGGATATGGAACCGAGTTTGGAGTTGGTGGACAAGTTGATTGGAAAAAAGGATATATCGATGCAAAGGCTAGTCAGCAGTCTTATGACCTACAAGCGTTATGGGGAAACGTAAGTGAAAGCTTTGATCGTATTGAAATTCGCAGGATTTTCCACGAGATGCCACCAGCAGCCGCACGTATCTATGATCCATTCAGTATGACTGGTATGAGCTATAGCAACGTGCTAAATGAAATGGGCTTTGCTGGATATTCTCCTGCTACACAATTCTTGATGACACCAATCTTTGAAGACTTGCTACGTATGCAGGCGATTGAATTCAACGACTTGGTTCGTAAATCTGGATGGAGCTTTGAGTTGGTAAATAACAAACTTAAGCTGTTTCCTATTCCAACATACAATTTCAGGATGTACTTTGAATATTTGTTGGTCAAGGATCGGGACAGCCAAGGCATATACAATTCTGGTTCCTTCTACAATTCAAGCGGATCTTTTGTTAGCTCAAGCATGATTGGCGACTATAGCAACGTGCCATATAACAATATTCCATACAGCGGTATTAACAGTGTTGGAAAGCAATGGATAAGAAAATATTTCCTAGCATTGTGTAAGGAAGTTCTTGGCAGCATTCGTCAAAAGTATCAGACCATTCCTATTCCGGGTGCAGAAGTAACATTGGACGGTGGCGAACTAAGACAAGAAGCCGCTTCAGAAAAAACAGACCTGATCACGCAGCTTCGAGAAAATCTAGACGCCACTGGAAGAAAAGCACAAATGGAATTAAGAGAGGCCGAAGCACAACAAATGCAATCAGTACTTCAACGTGTACCATTGGGTATTTACATCGGATGAAGCCTTTTTCATTATTGGATAAAGTACTTTCTAAAAACGAACGTCGTCATATGAAGCACGTTGGTTTAAAGCGAACACTCAAGCCAAAGCTTAATTTCACTTCATTGGAAAGAAAATATTATCATATGTTGAAACAACTTGATGTGTATTACGTTCCACAATATCCGATGAATGGAAGATACTATGATGCATATTTGCCAGATCATAACATACTCATGGAATTTGATGGATCGTTCTGGCATCCAAAATCAAAGGAAGATGCCAAGTATGGTTTCCAAAAGAATGCAATGATTGTGGATGAACTGAAAAACAAGATGGCACAAGAAAAAGGTATCAAGATCATTCGCATACGCGAAGATGAACCAATCACGGCGGAACAAATGAAGAAGCTGATCTTCTCATAACATGGCTATAAAACTTAAAAATATATCGAACATCGGTTCTAATACTTTTGTAAAATTTAAAAACAGAAGTAATAACAGCGTAACTTCTAAAATAAAATTAAATGGCCCTAGTGTAACTGGTGTCGTATCTTCTGGACTAACATTGAATTTGGATCCAAACAATGTCTTTTCATATAATGGTAGCGGAACAACTTGGTATGATATATCAGGCAATACTGCTGACATAACACTTATTGGTAGCCCTATATACACATCGGGAACGCCCTCGTATTTCACATTCAACGGTCAATACGGAAACGGGTCAAAAGCAAATGTTATTCCGCAGACATCATACACAAAAAATGCATGGGTATATTTGAATGCATATGCAGACAATAACATAATCAGTAGTGATGTTGGCGGTCACTTTATGTATATGGCAAACAGTAACAGAATTTATTCCGGCCATGCCGACTGGGGTAATTACGGTGCATATCCATCAACCAATATATTAAGTTTAAACACTTGGTACAACATTGCATTAACATTCAGTACAACAAACGGAATGGCTCTATATATCAATGGAGCATTGGATAGCACATATACTGCAAACAAGGCTGCACATAGTGGTAATGGCTCTACAAATATAGCAGCGTATGGTGGAGGAAACTTATTAAATGGACGAATTGGTCAAGTATTATGTTATAACAAAGAATTATCTAGTGCCGAAATAACCCAGAATTATAATTATACAAAAGCAACATACGGACTATAAACACATGGGACTAAAAGGCAGATATTTTTCATCAAGGGACTTAAGATTGGTTGGCCAATTCAACGGTGAACTCATGGGCGATATAATTGAAAACATCATTCAAATATTCAAGATTTGTCCAACTGAAACCAAGACGAATATCTATGGCGAAACATCATCGGAGTCTGGTAAGTGGTATTATCCATCCATACAAATCTCGGCGTTGGTTGAACGTGCTGACATGGAAGCCGAATATGATGATTTTGGACCAAATCGTTCGCAAAGTTATGTATTCAAGATGCGCGAAAAAATGCTGCAACAATTGGAATTCTATCCAGAAATTGGCGATGTTATTTTTTTCAATGACAGATATTACGAAGTAGACAATGTGGTACAAGAGCAGTTGCTTGGTGGACAGCCAGACAAGAGTCACAGCATAATCTGCAATACACATTATACGAAGTATACTTCATTGAACATTGCTGAAAGGAATGATTAAAATTTATGAAAAAATCAGAACTAATTAAACTTATCAAAGAGGCGATTGCTGCACATACACAAAATAATCCTGCGATATCCTATACGCAACCTGTTGCACTGGGTCAGCCGACGATGCATGTTGGTAGCGGAATTTATGTACCGATTGCTCCTACCAGAGCTTCTGGCCCAAGTCGTCCAGCAACTCCGGAAGAAGAAATGTTTGGGCACTTGGCCATCATATTGGCAGGCGGAGCAATACTAGCAATTGCGGCTCCAGCAATATGGAACAAAGTGAAAAGCAAGTATAATCAGGTATTGACCGATATGAAGAACAAAAAGCTTGGTTCTACTGTAGACATTGCTTCTCTCGCCAAAGAAATAGAAAATGCATCATCACAACTGTCTCCAGCAACACAAAAGACGGTACAGCGCATGTTTTCTGATGCAAAGAATGCGGAAACTCCAAAGCAGCTTGGAGAAATTATTGCAAAGATACGCAATCATATTGCGAGATACAGCAAACCAAATAATACTTAATGGCATATGGCATGGAGAGGACCATCATCTAAACCGACAACCAATTCGCCACCAAACAAGGTGTCGCGTGGACCAGAAATGTCTGAAATGAAGACATCTGAGCCAAAGGATGGTCCTTTGTTTACACAAAACAGAGCACTCAATGTGCGCAGAGATACAGACAAGCAAAAGAATTTTTCAGTCAGTCTCATCAATATAGACACGGCAATTTTGAGTTATATTGATAAAGTAATCAGTCCAACCATAGTTGATGCAGGTAGACAAGTCAAAGTTCCCATTAATTATGCATCACCAGAAAGATGGAAAGCCATTCAACAAGATGGAGCTTTGCGCGATAAGAATGGAAAAGTTCAGACGCCAGCAATTGCATTTCGTAGAAGCACTATGCAAAGAAACGATGGACTGATAACATTCAATCGTTATTTGCAATATCCTACAGTAAAACAGTTTTCACAGAAAAACAAATATGACAAATTCTCTGTGATGTCTGGGTTTTCTCCTGTAAAGGAAATATACAGCGTGGCAATGCCGGACCATGTCATCATAAACTATGAATTCATCATATGGACAGAATTGGTTGAGCAAAGTAATTCAATAGTTGAAGCCATTAATTTTGCAACAGAAGATTATTGGGGAGACAAACAACGTTTCAAGTTTAGGACAACAATTAGTGATTATAACTTTGAAACAGCCACCGACGCAGGAAATGATCGTATTGTACGCAGTACATTCAGCATGATGTGCTATGCATATCTGCTTCCAGACAAGTATGAAAATTACAAGAGTGTCGTACAGAAGGCATTTACTCCACGCAAGATTGTATTCAATGCTGAAGTTGCTGGTTCAAGTATGAACGAAATAAGAGAAAAAGCAAATCAGATATATGGACCTGCTGGTCAATTGATCAGACTGTTTGATTATGCTGAACATGCAAAGACTGCTGATTATGCAACGACGGCAGGATATGCTCAATACGCAGCCACAGCAAGTTATGTCAATCTGGCAAATGGAAATCCTACAACTCTATCTTCTTTGGAATTGATCGGAGGAGGAGCGACAGGTTCATTTGGTACAAACATCGTGGCAGGTATCACCGAGTTTGAGTCGGTGGATGATGTACCAATATATGCTGGCAATGCGGCGATGTGGTTGGTGTCGGTGAATGATGGTACCAATTATAAGACAAGTGAAGTTGTCGCAAGTTGGAACAACCTAGTGTCTGGCTCTGTCACATACTATGTCACTGAGGTATCAGAAATTGGATCCGTCCCCGTTGTTCTGTCTGTTTCCAATCTAAATTCGGGAAGCATTAATTTGACAGCCACCCCTGTTGCTGGAGCTTGGACTGTTAAGCTTATTAGAATGATTGTATGACGCCTACAGCATCAGTCATATATGTTGATAAGGCGCATACGGCAGATTATGCAACACAAGCAGGCACAGCCCAATCTGCCGGAGAAGCTGGTAGTTTTTCCATCTCTGGTTCAGCCACTCTGTCTGGATTAAATCTTGTTGGTGGCGGCACTACTGGTTCAATTAATGTCAATCAAGCTTTGTATGTTTCTGCATCATATGCAGTTGATACTATCCCACTTAACAAAGGAAATGCAGTCAAATGGTTTGTATTTCTTGGAGATGGTCCCAATTCAAGAGCAAACAAAGTGGTGGCAAGTTGGAATAACACATCTTCAAGCTTCTATTGCACAGAAATTGAGTCTATAGGAACTGTTCCAGTTAATTTGGATGTTAAACTATTTCCATCTGGTGTTTCTTTGATAGTAAACCCAGACTCTGGCAGTTGGGCGGTCAAATTTATAAGAATTTTGATATAAATTATAGTTTTTGTGTAAATTTCATAGTACACGGCCTATAGTCTATAAAAATAGCCCGTTTGTCTATATAAGACGATAATTTGGCTTGAAGTTTATATTTATAATATATTCTTATAAAATTCTATGGCGAATGAACTAATTGTCAGAAATGGTCTGATTGTAACTGGAACTTCCAGCCTTTCTGGCAATTTGACTGTAACTGGATCCATATACAGTAATCAAGAAGCATTTTTGACTGCAAGTTGGGCCAAGCATGCGCTTACTGCATCTTATGTTGAGGGAATAACAATAACATCCTCTTGGGCAATTAATGCAGAAACTGCATCTTATGTACCGTGGGCGGCAATAGATCAAACAAATACAGATGTATTCTTTGGTACAGCGTCATATGCATTGAATGGAAATTCAACTTCTGGAACAAGCGGTACGTCTGGCACGTCTGGCACGGACGGAACTTCTGGTACAAGTGGCACAGATGGTACGAGCGGTACGAGTGGTACAAGTGGAACCGACGGTTCCTCTGGAACAAGTGGAACAAGTGGAACGAGTGGAACGAGTGGTACGGATGGAACTTCTGGTACAGACGGTACAAGTGGTACATCTGGTACTGACGGAACAAGTGGAACATCTGGTACGGACGGCACATCCGGAACAAGCGGTACCGACGGAACAAGTGGAACCTCTGGTACAGACGGTACATCCGGTACAAGTGGAACTGACGGTACAAGTGGTACATCTGGTACTGACGGAACAAGTGGAACATCTGGTACGGACGGCACATCTGGAACAAGCGGTACCGACGGGACAAGCGGAAGTAGTGGTTCGTCTGGAACAAGTGGAACGGATGGCACCAGTGGAACAGATGGAACTAGTGGAACAGATGGAACTAGTGGAACTTCTGGAACTGATGGTACATCTGGAACGAGTGGCACAGACGGAACAAGTGGCTCGTCTGGAACAAGCGGTACCGACGGAACTAGCGGTTCGTCTGGTACAAGCGGTACATCTGGCACGAGTGGAACCGACGGTTCTTCTGGAACAAGTGGAACAGATGGCACCAGTGGAACTTCTGGTACTGACGGTACATCCGGAACGAGTGGCACAGACGGAACATCCGGCACTAGTGGATCATCTGGAACGAGCGGCACTGATGGCACAAGCGGATCCTCTGGTACAAGTGGAACCGATGGTACAAGCGGAACTTCTGGTACAGACGGAACGAGTGGAACTTCTGGCACAGACGGAACCTCTGGTACAAGTGGATCATCTGGAACGAGTGGTACCGATGGTACAAGCGGATCATCTGGTACAAGTGGAACCGACGGTACTAGTGGAACTTCTGGAACGGATGGCACAAGTGGAACTTCTGGCACAGACGGAACCTCTGGTACCAGTGGTACTTCTGGCAGCAGCGGCACATCTGGTGCAGGAACAATTTCAGGCGGAGCTGCAAACTATGTTGCAAGATTTCTTGATCCAACAACTCTTACAACAGGATCTATTTATGACAATGGGTCTGGTTCTGTAATAATATCAGGAAGTCTCTCTGTCGTTGGAGACAGTGGTAGCGTTCTTTTTGCAAGCAACTCCGATACACTTGAAGTTACTGGTTCTATTTTGGTCAGTGGATCGATAGTTGTAGAAGGTTCTGTTTCTGCAAGTACTTTTGTTGGTGGCGGTCAATATATCACAAACTTTGGATATGTAGACAAGGTTTGGTATGTAACAGAACAAGGCAGTGACACCAACGATGGTAAGTCATTGAACACAGCATTTAGAACAGTAAAGAAAGCAGCTTTGGCGGCAAGTGCTTCTTATTCTGCAAACGCTGGACCTTCTCAATACAGAATGAGCATACAGATAGCACCGGGATATTATTCCGAAACTGCATCCATCTGGGTTCCACCGTGGACATCGTTGATTGGAAATGACTTGAGAACAACTGTCGTCAGTCCAACGTCGGCATCAAGAGGTGAAAACTTGTTCCTCATGAACAATGGTACATATGCTTGGGGTATAAGATTTGAAGGTTGCGAAATTGATGATCTTGAAAATCCAAGAAAAGGTTTCTTCTTTGCATTCGCGCCTAATGCATTCATCACAACATCACCGTATATTCAAAACTGCTCTTGCATCAATACTCCAGCAGCAAAGTTTTATGCTCCGTTGGATTATACAGCAAACCCACCAAATCCTCTTGTTGGTAATGGACCGGGTGGCATGATCGTTGATGACAGTGTGCTTGATCCATATAGTCCATTGAAATCAATGATTGTTGACGCATATACTCAAGTTGCATTCAACGGTATTGGATTGTGTGTACGTGGTCGTGGATATGCTCAACAAGTTTCATTCTTCACCAACTTCAGCCGCGTTGGTATATTTGCAATGGATGGTGGACATGCATCGTTGCTAAACTCCAACACAACATTCGGTGATTATGGGTTACGTGCATCAGGTTCTCGAATTCTTGTTGTTCCAAACATTGCGCCAATTAGTTCATCAATTGATATTGTTGGATCTGGACTGATTACTTCGGAAAAGAACGCAATCAAGAATTATATGATTACCAATCTGCAGACATATGGTTGGTATAGCGCATCATATCTTGATACAAACTCGGCTGTATATGCATCAACAATGAAGGATGCTGGATTGTTCATTGATGCTCTTGCCGCCGATTTGCTTGTACCAAAAGCAGCAAGATTGAGCAATTTCCTACAAGGTGAATTCAAAGGACAAGATATATCAAACGATAAGAGATATACACTTCCTGCCGCAACTGGATTTACAAAGGGAGCAATTGCGGCATTTAGAGTAAACGACGGCAAACATCTTGCACAAGATTATACAAGTTCTTATCAGTTTATCAAAGATTATATTATAAATGATCCAGATAACAAGTTTACCACAATGACAAGTCAAGGCAAAGACAAAGTTGAACAGATGCTAAATCTTGCCATCGATGTTATAAGAAGTGTCGCCATAGATGTTGAACCAACATATCTTGAAGCATTTGGTTCTCTCATTACATCAACTTCACATGACTTTTCATATGCGGGATCTGGTGTTAACTTCCTTGGATTGCCTGTAAATCAAGGCGGTGTAGGCGAAACAAACAAAGATATAAGAATATATGAAGAAGACGGTGGTAGAGTATACCAAACGTCTGGAGATGAAACGGGTGATTTTTATGCAGGCACTGGGTTTGTTATAAAACAATCAACTGGAACGATTGAAGGGCGTGCATTTGACAAAGCAACAGCATCCAGAATTGTTCCACTAAATCTGGCACTTGAAAGTGCTTAACCTTATATTTATATAGTATGGCTACAACTACATTACCACTCAACAAATTTAGGCTGCTGACCAAGACATTAGACAGCGGAAGCAATCTTATATATTCATCCAGCTTGGATATAGCAACTATCATATTGTCTTCACAGATCACTAACATAAGCAGCAGCAATCAAGCTGTGAGTGTGGCTGTGCAAAAGAGTGGATCTACTGCATTATCTACACTTATGAATAATGGAGTTGTTCCGCCAAACGAGTCTCTTAACCCATTTGCTGGTAAATTTGTTTTGGAAAAATACGATGGATTATACATGACTACTTCAGTATCTGGATCATTGGAAGTGGTATTGTCTGTGTTGGAAAACGCAATAAATTGATACCATGTCCACACTAGTAGGCAGACAAACAATTGAAGTTAAATTAACAGACCTAAAGCAGGGTTATGCACCTGTTTATGATAGTGCAAGCAGATCATGGACAACAATCGACTTGTCCACAGTTGGTGGTGGGAGTTTGACGGGTTCACTACTTGGTACAGCATCATATGCTTTGCAAGCATTAACTGCTTCATATGCTTTAAGTTACAGCGGCACAAGTGGAACCTCTGGAACAGATGGCTCATCAGGAACTAGCGGAACCTCTGGTACGGACGGTTCGTCAGGTACAAGTGGAACGGATGGAACCAGCGGAACCTCTGGCACAGATGGATCATCAGGAACAAGTGGAACCGATGGTACGAGCGGTTCTTCAGGAACCAGCGGCACAGATGGTACAAGTGGAACAGACGGTTCGTCAGGAACCAGTGGGACCGATGGAACCAGCGGTTCTTCAGGAACCAGTGGTACTGATGGAACAAGTGGTACCTCTGGTACGGACGGTTCGTCAGGCACAAGTGGAACAGACGGTACAAGTGGTACCTCTGGTACGGACGGTTCGTCAGGCACAAGTGGGACCGATGGAACCAGCGGTTCTTCAGGAACCAGTGGAACGGATGGAACCAGCGGAACCTCTGGTACGGATGGTTCGTCAGGCACAAGCGGTACAGACGGTACAAGTGGTACCTCTGGTACAAACGGTTCGTCTGGAACAAGCGGTACAGACGGTACAAGTGGTACCTCTGGTACGGACGGTTCGTCAGGCACAAGTG